ATCCTTCATCTTCTTATGTAGGTCTTGGAGTTTCTCAGTCATGTCCGCAACGTGCTTCATTGCCGCTACAGCGACTTCGTATGCTCTAGGGTGTCCACTCTCCTGAGCGACCTCTAAGGCACCGTTGACCGCCTCCTGACCCTTGTCTATGAGACTGTATAACTCTCCCCTGGTATATTGGTAATCCTTCTCACGGTCGTCCCTATCGACCTCTGGTGGTTTTGGTTTGATTGGTTCACTAGAAACAGGTTCAGCACTGATGTTGAGCATTTCTTCCATGTTCTCTTCTAGGCTACTCATAAGAATTCAATCCCTTCATTGAAACCAAAGTCATCACCAGCATCTAAAAGTGCATCATCATTTACATCAATGACGCCATCTGTATTGATATCTGTTTTTGCTTTGGGTGTATATGTTCGTGTGATAGTTCTGCGGTTAACAGCAAGATCACCAAGAGTCTCATGGATAATTGCTTTCTTGATAACATCCGCAGTGTTGTAAGGACCGTAGAGATATGACTTCATAGTGAAGTTTAAAGTATAAGCAATATACCTTCTATTCATAAAACTATCGTCCCACTCATCTTCACTACTAATGCCATTCAAAACAATAGCAACGTCTCTCTTCTCATTCATATCAGGGATCATGTTGAGAGTGATACTGAAAGATGGTTGGAAGTATGGTAAAATCTGTTCAGTAATTTGTAGTGCATCATCCTGAGACTTGGCAATGATACCAAGTTCAAATCCTATATTATAAGGAACAGGAACATATTGAACTCTGACCTCATCACCATTACCATCAATGATCGTTTTGTATTTTTGAATTGGTGATGTCTTACGGGTTGAATCGTAATCAATGGATGTCATCTCGAAGTAAATTCGAGGAAGTGTAATCGCAACTTTAGATGATGTTTGATCTGTAAGACGAACCAAGAATTTTTGTTTTGGTCCGTAAGCAAGAGGAACTTTCTGTTCCTCTAACACTTCTCCTGTGTCGGGATCAGTGCTCTTCATTGTAATGTTATTGAAGAGCGTACCAAACGCAATGATGTTCTTGCGAACAATTTGATTATAAAAATGTGATCCTAACATCAGATGCTATCCGTAAAGTTACCATACTCACCGAATGGGTTGCCCTCAGTCCAGTCAATAATATCGTCAGCAGTATCTTCGATCTGTCTATTCTGATCGTAAGTGCTAGACGTATTATTTAGAGTGTCAAATGTCTCAGGACTCCACTTGGCACCTGAAGTTAGACCAGTAATTACTTCATCAGTAGTGAAGGTTCCTGTTCTGTTGATGACTTGGAGAGATCTAGTTGTGCTATCCCAGGACTTGACTTCTGCTCTGTTGTCTTTAGGCGAGTAGTCAATTGTGACAGTAGGGTTAGTAGTATAACCTGACCCACCGCTAGTGATAGTAATACCATTAACAATGCCTGTGCTACTAACCGTAGCGGTTGCAGTTGCTCCACTTCCATCTCCTGTAATGGTTACTGATGGTGGTGTACCCTGTTTATAGTGTGATCCACCGTCAGTAATAGTTATACTGGTAACAGCATCTCCTGTAATAGTAGATGTTGCTTTTGCTAGGAATTCATCACCAACAACTTCTTCACCAACTTGGAAGTCTCCAGATCCACCAGGATCCATGAAGAGTTTGATAGCAGGATCGAAGAGTTGTTCAATGTTATCAATCTCAGCAACTCCTGTATCAAAGTCGTCCTGACCGACTTCATAGATTTCAGCAGTGATAGCATAGAATTGAATCTTACCAAACTGGAAGAATGGTTCTTCCTTGCCAACAAATTTAATTTCGTAAATATCTTTTGTCAGAGGGAAGTATAGTAAGTCCCCCTCATTTGGTCTACTGTCAATTGTAAGGTTGGGATTGTGTTCTGCTACTTCTTCATCCCAACGTCTTGTAGAGACACGGAAGATAATTTCATCTGTAATGCGGAGACCAAATTTACTGACAAACTCAGAGTTGTCACCAAACCCCATGACGTTCTGTAGAAGCATTTCAATTTGAAACTGCTCTTGATACTTGGAGAATCTAACTTCATCCAAAGTGCTGTCTTGTAGAACTACTCTAGGGATATAGTATATGTCTGAACCAAACAGTTTGATTTGCTCATCCACAAGATCCTGAACGAGACCCTGTTCGCCACTGTGACCTGCGTAGTAAGTTGGAAAGTAAGGACTGGTAGGCATTTTATCCGATCATATCCATTGGTGGAATAGCATACTTGCTGAGAACTTCGCTTTCGATTTTCTCAATTTCTGCTAGTGCGTCTGTGTAGATCTCTCTACCATTAAGTGTTACACCGCCAGGTAGTTGAACATTGTTATACTTGATCAAGTTCATACCCCACTGTTTCTTCATTAATGCAGTAGCATACTTTTTGACAAACATATCATTGTACATCTCAGTAGCATCATTGGGATCAATAAGGCGATGTGCTTCAATCAGAAGATACTTTCCTTCATTAAGGAAGTCTTTTCCGATATCAAGATATAAACGATCACGACGCATTGTGTATCTAAACTGCTGGAATGATCCGTTATTGAGGACCATATCTAGAGTTTCTAGATACTGCTTGGTCATGTAATAGTTGAGAATATCAAGTGATCCAAACGCATACAAATCGTTTAGGAACAACTGATACTCAACGCCAAAGAGATTAGAACGGATTGAGTTGCTGACTAATCCAAATACTTTAGTGACACCAACAACATGGTCAGGAATAGGAAGATAATTTGTTGCCTCTTCCCAAGTTGTTGTTCCGTTCGTTGTTGTAAGTTCACCAGCAAATCTGGCGGTATCGTCAGCATTTAATTCGTGTCTTAGAAAACATCTCTCCATGCCGTTATAACAGTTCTCTTGGAAGAACTGAATAGTATCGTCAATAACATTGTTGACCTGTTCGTCATCGATATTGACTTGGAGGACAGGCTCACCAAGCTGCCTCTTACAGTAAGTGATAAGATCAGCTCTAGAACTTGGAGATGCCATTACACACAAAAAAATCCCTTCTTACCTATTTAGGAAGAAGGGATTTAGTATTTATTCAGCTGGTGCTTCTTCTGCTGGAACGTCTGCGTCTGAATCTCCTTCTAGAAGTCCGAGAGTCTCAAGACCACCTTGTAGTTTAATCTTGTATTCTCTTGCTTTTTTAAGATTTTCTTCTAGTTCAGTAATTTGCTTTTCTGTAGTAGCAATTTGTTCTTCAAAGTTTTTCTTTAGTGCTGCGGGATCCATAGTAATCACATTGAATAGTGTGTGTATTATTTATGCGGTGGTTTTAATTTCCATACATGTAAATGTAGAAACTGATGCTCCCAATCCAGTTGCTGGTTGCACATTTCCATTCCCGTTAATGTTCATAGCACCGCCATCCATTCCACCATACAAGTAGAATGTATGCGAGTTAGTATCAACAGCATCTAAACTAGCACAGAATTGAATAGGCATAGCAGTGTTGACTGATGAATTCAACTGAGAAGTATATGGATTATATGGAACAATTCTCAAATAAACTTGTTCGGCAAGACTAGAACTATCTCTATAGATAGCAAAACCATAAAAATTAGAATGATTTGATGTTTCTCCCGAAACTGGAATACTTACATCGAACAGCAAAATAGAATCTGCCGATTGTGGTGTAAGTGTAATCGAAGCAAGTTCTGAACCTTGTCTTCCTTGCCCAGTTGCTGCTCCATTAAAAGAAGTTGAAGCAGTTTGGATGCCATCCATGATGGATGCTTGAAATTGTAATACTTGTGAAGTTGCCATTGTTTATCCCTCGATTTCCATTGCGTATAATAAAGTGTGGCAACTTCCCAGGTTACTACTGAAAGTTGCTCCTCCCATTCCATTCAATTGAACTCCTCCACCACGACATCCACCATATACTCTGTATGTAATAGCGGAAGTCGTATTTGGTTGATCTACGACTTGAATATCTACTGGGAATGAATGGTTTGAACCGCCCGCCCAAGATGGTAAATTTTGGTCGTAATATCTGGGAGGCCAATGCATCGTTTGAATTGATGTCTGCTCATTGTTTTTGTAAAAAGCAAACCCGACTTGGTTGGAATGATTTGATGTTTCTCCACAATATGGAGTCATAAATCTAACAAGCATCAAACTGTTAGCAAATTGTGGAGTAATAGTAACAGTAATAAGTTCACTGCCCTGCCTTGAAGCAGAAGTATGTGCTGGATTAAATGATGATGATCCAGAAATAACTGTTGAGATTTTTGTTTGTTGATACTGAATAATTTTGCCTGCCATTATGCTGCTCCCTCAAATTCGAAAATTACAATGTTTGACTGAATATTGAAAGCGGTTCCTTGACCAGGAAATCCCTGATAAGAGTTTCCAGATCCATTGATGCCACAAGCACCACCATTACAACCACCACGAATTTTATAAGTTCTTGTTGCCGTAGATCCAGCATCTTCAACATAATTTAGTTTCAACCAACACTGGTGGTTTCCAGATCCTAGATAGTCGCTATCAGCGTTATCTTGATATCTATCATCAGCATACCAAAGTGCTAAAGCTGTAGAGTTACTGTCTTTATATAAACCAAAAGTAAAGTGGTCAGAGTGGTTAG